TTCTTCTTACCGCCGCCACCTTTGTGGCCTTTCTTACCGCAAGACATGATTAAAATACTCCAGGAATCAGTTGACCAGTTACAGCATAAGCACCGATAGCTGCAATGACGCCAAGCATAGCAAGGCGGCCATTCAGCAGTTCAGCACGTTCGTTGTGCGGGACAGTATAATCTTTGTCAGTGTACATGATGGGTTCTTTAGCGAAGATGTTGGTGTCGTTCATCAGTAATTCAGATCAGATCGTTCAAGCTTAGCAAACACATCTTGGCGATATGCGGGATCCTTATCGTAACGAGGATCAGACATAGCCTGCACTACCTCAGCTTGTGAACGGAAGACATCCTTACTACTAGCAGCAGGTTTGCCTTTGAACAGTTGGCCTTCAACGCCCATAGCTTCAGTGTACTTAGATTTGAGTGCTTCAACAGCGAATGAAATGGCATCGTAGTTGCCACCAGCAATCACATTATCATAACGCTGGATGTCTTCAGGTGATAGGTTTTCTGATGCCCAAGCGATCATCTCATTGTAACCATCCTCACCACCAGCAATACCACGAAGTTCAGCAACTTCAGACTCACTGATGTCTTCACTAGCAGGTTGGCTTTCTTCAATCTGTTTGCGGTACTTAAGATACTCTGCTGCAACTTCAGCAGGATTCATCTTGGACAGCTGCTCTTTTGTCTCAGCAGATAGCTCACCATTTTGAGCATCTTCCCAAAGAGCATCGAGGATACTTACATCCTCTTCTTCTACTTCAGAATCTGCTTCTTCTACCTCTTCATTGGTAGACTCATCACGGGAGCCAAGTTTAGATTGAAGTTCAATGTAAGCTTTTTCAAGCGCTTCTGCATCTTTAAACTTACCAGCGAGAAGCTGCTCTTGTTCAGCAGCAGCAGCCTCTCCAACGGCAAGAGCTTCTTGCTCAGCTTCATTGAACTCAGGTTGATCCGCAGGGGTGGGATCATACGTCAGGGTTGCCATGTGCAGTAGTTACTTTAAGATTTCCAAGGCCAACTTTAGTTACATAGTTGGGTGAACGACCAAGAGTGGGTGTACCTACTTTAGTCTTAGGTGCGTACTTATTAGGTTTAGCAGTTTCTACCGTAAGTACAGGTTTCTCAGTAGGTGGATGCTCTACTGTACGTATTTCCTTTTCAGGTTCAGTTTGTGTAGGTTTACGCCTATTACTGCGGCGGGGTGTTTGGTTGCTCATTAGGTTGTGGATATTTAGATGGATCATTTACAGGAGCAGATGCTAGCTGACCAGCTTGCTTAGTAAGCTCCAACTGTTGTTGTTGCTGTAGTGCTTGCTGTTGCTCTGCTTGTACATCCTGCATGGACTTCACAAGGTTAAGTACATCAATACCTTGTGCAGCAGCCAGACGCTTGATAACCTCTTCAGGATTGACAAACGTTTGAATTGCTTCCGGACCCATTGTTTGTGCAATAGTGGTCAAGAAAGAACCAAGACTTTCTCGATCTTGTCCTCTGCCAAGTGCATTGATACCAGCCACAATCGTGGGCTTGACAATACCTTTGGGAATACGCGGAATTTCTCCAGTCTTCTGGAATACACTCAACTTACGATTGAGATACGGTACAAGGAAGTCAACAGTAAGCATACTAAAAAGACCACCAAGTTGTTGCTCAAGTTCAAGTTGAGTCATCCGTACCTCTTCTGCAGTAGTACGTTCTGACTGACGAACATTAAGGATCAGGAAGGCATCAGAAAGACGACGCTCCAATTGCAGTGCCATCTCATAGGCAGTCCTGAAGTCAGCTGTCTTACCGACCTGGACAACACCAATGTCATCCGGTCTTCCTTGAACGATAGCACCGTTGCCTGCAGCGGCCAGCGTCTGCGGTTTAGTGGTGCTTGAGGGTGATACTACGAAGACAACCTTAGCGGCTGCTGCAGAGCCTTCTACCAGTGCCTGAGAGAGTGCTTCAAGTGAGCGTAGATCTCCCATAAATTCTTCGACACGACCCCGACCATACATCTCTCCATCAACAGAGTTAAAGCGGAGAGCTAGCCAAGGGTTAGCATCAAGGGGTGCCTTACCAAAGGACTTAGGAATAACGACATCATCAACTTCTTGATGCCAGACATAACGATTGTTATCGCGGCGAACATGTGTGTAGATATCTACTTCATCACGATCATCACGCTTGTCTCTAGCAACATCGTTAGGCTTAGGTTCAGGAAGAATGCCTTCAAGAAGTTTCTTAGATACTCGTTCTTTGGTTACAATTTCAATGACGTTACCGTCGCCATCTCGGTCTACAACATAGCGATTGAGAGGATACAACCGAAGCCCATCCTTGCCCATATAAATCAGAGCGTTACCAGCAACCACTAGGTGCTTCAGTGCTTGGTGTACGACGACACGATCATCACTAGCGGCAATGGATTCCATAATGGTACGTTCGATCTTAGCAAAAGCAAGATCAAGGTCTGATTTAATATCAGATCCGTACTCCTGACCAAGCATGGTCTCATCCACTTGCAGCTTAAAGAAGCTAGTTTGTGGAGGAAGCAATGCAAGCATCAGCTTAGCAGAAAGAGTGACTACACCTTTAGCACCAACACTTTGCCAAGGAGAAGGAAGAGGTTTAGCTGTCTTGTAGGACTCTTCATCATCACGGATCAGGTAAGGCAGCGTAAGCTCAGATGCTCTACGTGCTACATTTAGATATTGAGTGCGATCACCGTACAGTAAATCGTAACGTTCTTTAGCAGACATCAGAGAGCCAAGCCTCCACCGATCATCATGGGAGCAAGGCCGCCGCCCAGGCCACCAAGAGCCATGTTATTCATTTGGTTGCGGAGGTAGTCGCTACGTGTCTTACGTTGATGTTGACGTTGACGTGCACGAATCAAATCACCACCATATGCTTGGCCAAGTGCAGCAAGTTGGATGGGATCAGGAGTATCAAATTGGGAGCTAAGTTCGTCGTACATACCTACCAGCGAATTTTCCAGCCCACTGAACATATCGCCATAGTCAGGCATTTCAAATGATCCCAGAGCATCTAGAATATCTTGAATACCGAGACCATCCCCATCACCATTCCCAGCAGTCTCCAAATCGTTAATGCGATTAGTCAGATCGGTAATAGTTTGATCGTATTCCGTGGTGTCAAAGGTTCGCTTTGGACGTTTTTTTACAGCCACCTTACCGCCAGGTCGGATGACAGTGCCACCAATCATCATCTGGGGTGCAGTACCAGGGATGTTATAGCTCGGTGCACCTGATTGTGGATTTCGTGGCCCAATTCGCGCAGGACTACCAGCCATTTGCTGCAACGCTTGGCCAATCTTACTGGTACCAAACGGACCCTTAGGATCGTAGCGCATTGCGGGTGCTTTCTGTTGCTGCTTGATCAGCATGTTAGCAGCACCAGACGATAGGTTGGCACCAACGTTAGAGATTCGATTGAGAGCCTTCCGGACGTTACCACCAGCAGCTTTGGCGATTTGTTTGAACTCCTTTTCGGAGATATTTGGTCCAGCTTGCTTGACTAGTTTTTTAATACCTTTGTTCTTCTTCTTCTTAGCCATTGGTTTCTTCAGTGAGGTAGTGTTGAATCCACTCCACAACTGAACGTTGACCGGAGCGGTACATTATTTGTGAGTGTGAGTCATCCGGGTGGGGATTAAGTGGTGGGAAGTTCTCTTCAAGTTGTTGAAGAATAGAAGTCAGCTGGAGACCGTGGGTCTCAAGCATGTTCAAGCTAATGCTAGGCATACTGCGGTAGGTTAGGATTAGCGTGTTCAAAGAAGGCCGGCATTCTAGCTCTACGTGTGTCAGAAAGCTCTGGGGCTTTTCCTTGATACATCAAGCTATCACTGGAATCCAGCCAAAATTTTTTGTTCAAATATTTGGAGTGAGTATTATTACCTAGTGGTTGCATCACCCAGTTGATAGTTGCCTTACGCAGCTTATCAAGAGAAGGACTGATATCAAGCCCCAACTCACGACAAACAAGGCTATTGGCAGCAACGTGTACTTGTTCATCACGACTGATGTCAGCACTTACTGTTCGGAGACCAGCGTCACCATTAAAGCGGAAGAAGGGGAGTAGTACGAAGAAAATTGCACGCTCGGCCACCAACGCTTTAAGGACTGTGTGATCAGGATGCGCTTCCCAAGCATCCCTAATGCGCTTTGCTTCGGCTTCAGCAGCTTCGTCAACACCCAAAGCATTGGCGATGTAACCGAGAGCCAAGTCGTGGTTCTCTTCGTCTTTGACATTAGATTTGAGTAGATCTGCCGATAGAGCTGGAATTTCACCAAGGGCATCTTGAATGAAGTTACCAACGGGGAGCTCCATGTGTCGCATAGCGAGCGCACGGTAGATCGTTTCTTCAGCACCTTCATTCAGTTTACCAGCAGTTGTTTGGACAGGAGTCCATGTACGTTTACGATTTAGGAGTTTTTGATAGGGATTCATTCGCCGCAATTACAATCAGGAGCAGGATCATTAAGAATCGACTCCAGGTATGCATCAACGTCACCCTCATCCAACGCTGCATAAGCATCAGACTTGTCTTGAACGTCGCCCATTACCTGAAGCGAGTAATAAAGAGAAGTCTGTGGACTTGCCAACCAATCTTCGATGAATTGCTCATCATAGGTAACCACATCTGACCAACTATTGAAGGAATAACCATGCAACAGTCCAGTCTTATCTAGCAGGGTGACAATACCATCACACACTGCTTTATAATCATCCCAGCCAACTTCAGATGCGATCTCAACAGGACCGTAGTCGAAGCTCTGGACGCCAAAGGTGCCGCTATCACGGTCCACTTGACGGGCGATGGGAGGTGCGATCTCGGGACAGGTTGTATAACCATCGAGATCTTTGTAGCGGTAGCTGCACGAGGCAGTGGGGGCAATAGCAAATGCTCGATCCATCTTATTGAATCGTGCTACCTGAGCAGCAGCTTGGATACCAGCGGCAATCTCTTCAGCAAGAATAGTAGCAGGCGTGCATTCATAATCAAGACCAGCGTTTACCTGTTGAAGGGCTTCACCGAACTGCTTATAGGTTACACCATGCCGCTTAAGCATGTTTGCCAACCCAAGGAGTCCGAGACCGACTTGGCGATCAGTCTCTGAAGGGAGGTACTCTCCGCTTTCTCCAACACCTGTTTTGCTGTGGAGGGCGCACAACTCGGACATTCCGTGGACAAATGCACTTTGAATGTCATCGAGTTCACATCCGCCGAGGTTAACATGTTGCAATAGACATGTTCCGCGTGAGGGCAGGTATACCTCCAAGCATACGTTACCCCGGATTCGATTTCCATTTTTGTCTACCTTTGTTTTGTTGAGCCAGATGTCACCACGCTTGATTCCTTCAAGCAGTGCTTCTCGGATGTTGGCTGGACATTCATCCCACCAGTGTTGATTAATGTTGACGCAACGCTTAACCCAAGGAAGCTCACTACGACTAGCAGTGATAAAGTCAAGCACATCAGGATGGTTGAGATCAAGATGACATACAACAGCTCCATTCTTGTAAACACCGCCACGCCTCAAGATTTCGTTGAGGGTTGAGTAGATCTTTGCAAAGGATACTGGGCCGCTAGCCACAAGTCCCTTGCCATTTTCAGCTCCTTTGGGTCGGAGCTTGGATAGATGGACAGCCACGCCAGCTCCGTAGCGGAGAGCGTGGGAAACAAAACGCCAGGATGCTTCGATACCATTAGGACCTTCCATTGTATCTTCCACCACGAACACGGTACATGATACCGGCAGTCGTGAGTCAGGATTGTTGAGCCAAGAATCGACCCGTCCTGTACGGGCAATCAGTTCTTTGGTGGAGTTAGACATTATTAAACAAGATCAGTAAGTGTGGGTTCTTTGTAGTTAGGTCCTTTTAGAACCTTACCGTCTTCACGGCGAATAGGTTGCCCGTCCTCATCAAGCTTACTCATGTTGCTTTGATGGACACGGTTGAGGGCTTCATCAAGATCCCAACCAAGGTTTTCTGCGTATTGATAGCAGACATAAACAAGGTCAGCGAGTTCCTTCAGACACTCCGTGGCATTAACACGGAGACCCATGATGAGTTGGTTCTCAGCATCAAGGAACTCTTTGAATTCCTCAACGATCAAACTCCGTTGCATAGTCCGTGAAGCTGGACTCGTACTGTTCCTGACCTGGAAACTTCTCCGGAATTCCTTTGCTTGGACGCTGAGAAAGGATTTCGCTTTCAAGTTCATTTTGTAGATAGTGGATGGCTTTACGAAGATCTTCTACCTTGCTGTCTTTGTAACCAGCCCGGCAGATATATTTGATGGCATTACCAAGGTGAAAGTTCAGTCCTTGGTCTCGAATGAAGTCCCAGACTTGAATGGATCCTCGTTTGTAGTAGCTTGGACCTTGGAGGTTGGAGTTGGCCATTTCTTGACAAGGTTGGACATTGAATTACTAAGCACAAAGCACTGACGCTGTAGTGCTAGGAAGATCGTGATGATGTCTTCCTTCTTTGATTCAGGATCACGCAGAGCGTTCTCAATCTGTTTCATCTTGAACTCTTGCTCCATCGTCAGTTCGACAATCGGAGCTGGGAGACCAAAGTCTTGGTTCTTGATTGGTGAAATCATAGTCTTCACATTGAAGGATCTTTGCTAGTCGTGCATTCTGCAACGCAACTGACTCATCGAGACCCTTCTCCATGAAAGCATCTACGACAGTCTTCCAGTTATCGCCATGTTCGGATAGAAGTGCAGCAGCCCGTTTGATTCCAATACCAGGCACACCTGCATAACCATCTGTCTGATCACCAGCCATAGTTTGGATAAGATGCCAACGATAACCCTCTTCTGGGGTGATTGTACTCACTTCCTGGGTGAAGTCGTATAACTCACCAGGAATTTGTCGCATGTCTTTATCAGGACTGCAGA